GGTGATGGGCGGGCGTATCAGTCAGGTGAACGGTCGTGCGCTGACGCTCGACCGGGTGCCGGATGCAAAAGCAGGCGACAGGCTTATCGTCAACCTGCCGTCCGGTAAATCACAGGCCCGTACCCTTCAGGCGGTCAGCGGCCCAAACGTCACGGTATCTGCGGTATTCAGCGAAACGCCGGAACGCGAGGCGGTCTGGTCGGTGGATGCGCAGGATGTCGCGATCCAGCAGTACCGCGTCACGTCCGTTGAAGACAATAACGACGGCACCTGGACCATCAGCGCGGTGCAGCACAACCCGGATAAATATGCCGCCATTGATTCCGGCGCGCGGCTCGATGAGCGTCCGGTATCAGCCATTCCGCCGGGCGTGCAGGCGCCGCCGGCCTCCGTGACCCTCAGCAGTTACAGCCGCGTGGTGCAGGGCCTCAGCGTGGAAACCCTGCGTGTCGCCTGGCCCGCGGCACCCGGCGCCGTGGCGTATGAATGTCAGTGGCGCAAGGATAACGGCGACTGGGTGAATGTGCCGCGCACAAGCTCGCTTGGCTTTGAGGTGCAGGGAATTTATGCCGGGCGGTATATGGCGCGCGTCAGCGCTGTGAATGCGAGCGATGTCGCCTCTGTCTGGCAGACCAGCGTGGAAGTGACACTGACCGGCAAGGTGGGGCAGCCGCCGGCACCGCTGAACTTCCGCACCACGCCGATTAACTGGGGCATCCAGCTCGACTGGAACTTCCCTGACGGTGCTGACGATACGCTGATGACCGAAATTCAGTATGCCGCCGCGACCGACGGTAGCGACGCGCTGCTGCTTTCGGATGTGCCGTATCCTGCGCACAGTTACACGCAGCTTGGCCTGCGTGCGGGGCAGATTTTCTGGTACCGCGCACGGCTGGTGGACCGCATCGGGAACCAGTCAGCATGGACCGGCTGGGTGCGGGGCATGGCGAACGACAACGCGGAGGATTACCTGGGTGATATTACCGGGGATTTTCTCACCAGTGCCGACGGCCAGGCGCTGCAGCAGCAAATCGACACTAACATCGAGGCGGTGATGCAGAACGCGCTGGCGAACAACGCCACGGTCGATCATCAGTGGAAGCAGTACGGCGAAGTACGCGCCGATATTCTGGTGGTGAAAACCACTATCGCTGACGTCGATAAAGCGATGGCTGATATGAGCACTCAGGTCCAGGCACAGATAGGTAATGTCACGGCTGCCCTGGAAGACAAGCTGACCGCCGTGGTGGATTCCATTGGCGCCACGGCCATTCATACGCTGAAAGCAGGCGTACGGATTAACGGCAACTACTACAGCGCCGGCATGAGCATTGCGGTGCTGGCGCAGGCCGGGCAGCCAGTCGTAACGCGTGTTGCGTTTAATGCCGATCAGTTTGTGCTGACCACCGGCAGCGGTGCCAGCCAGTTCTCGCCATTTGCTGTGGTGGGCGGGCAGGTGTTTATGAACTCTGCCTTTATTCAGGATGGCACCATAACCAGTGCCAAAATTGGCGCATTCATACAGTCCACTAACTATGTGGCAGGTCGCACTGGCTGGCGCCTGGACAAAAACGGAAACTTCGAGCTTAACGGCAGCGGTGGAAATGGTCGCATGTTAATTACCAATAACATTGTGCAAATCTGGGACGCCAATAATGTCCTGCGCGTGAGAATGGGGCTCTTCTGATGTCCGGACTACAGTGCTGGGATGCCAGCGGAAAGCTTATTGTTGATCTGGGCGACTATATGCTGAGGCATGTCGCCCGCGTTCAGTTCAATAAGGTGGGAGGCGCTGTGACACAGGTAAACATTCCTGTTGCAGGGGTAACAGCCGCAGGTTCGTTCGCTGTGTTTACCGCGCCATATGGTGACAGACAGTCGATCGTTTCCTGCTACGACGGTGGGGTAACGCTTAATTTTGCGCTTGGTTTTTCGCCGGAAAGCGGTCCTGTCGATATTTACAGCTTTATATGAGCTTTTATGAGCGGATTTGAAATAAGAAATAATGAGGGCGCCATTACGGTAAACAGTGATTTCACCTCGCCGCGACTGCAGCGCCGAATCACATCGCCCCGCTGGGATATCGGCTATTTTGACATGGATATTCCGGGCATAGGAAATCTTAACGTGTTAAGGGATGCTTATGAAACAGTCGGAAATACCTTCGTTGACTGGCATCAGCCAGGGCAAATAGTCTGGTGTCGTTTCGCGGTGGGTGGGTGGGGGATGCCTGGCATCCACTCATACACGCCGGGAAAAGTCGATCTGGCTTTTACACGTCTTGACGTTGCTGTTCAGAGCGGATATCTCGATGTTTTTAACAGTTCCGGAAGCCTTATATGGTCTGCAATATCTGCGCAGAGCACGCCACGAATCACGGGTTTCATTGAAGTTCCGGCAGGTTATGACCTGCAAAACAACACCCTTTCAGTCCCCGTTTCCGGTACGCCTTTTCTGCCGACAGATATGTTTCCGGGGATGCTGTCTGAGGATCAAGAGGGCGTAGGCGGAAAGCTTGGTATCGCTATAAAGCAATACTCCGGTTACTTCTCGCTGAGATATATCAACCAGAACACACCGAATTACCGGACGCTTCCCCTGTTTTCGCGCGGCTTCAGGATACCCTACGCCACATTCCCGACACTCTGACCCCGCTACGGCGGGTTTTTTATTTCAGGAGACAATCATGTCTGCAGGTACTCTTACGCTAACAAATAAATCAGTAGCGGTTACTGGTAATGGAACATCATTCACAACGGAATTGAAAGCTGGCGATCTCATCGTTGTTAAAGTTGGTGGAACTCCTTATACACTGCCCGTTAAAGCAATTACAAATAACACTCAACTGACGCTTGTTAGTGATTACACAGGACCAACCCAGAGCGGTGTCACCTGGTTTGCCGTTCCGCAGGAAGCACAAAGTTTAATTACTGCGGCTCTTGCCTCACAGACCGCAGAAGCATTACGTGGTCTTAATCTCGACAAGACAAACTGGCAACAGGTTTTCAGCGCCAGCGACGATATCACGGTCACTCTTAAAGATGGTTCGACATTCAGCGGACCAAGCTGGCTCAAGATAATGAATTTTATTAAGAGCATCTTTTCCGATAATGGCGAGGTTACAGCCACAACGTTTAAACCTACTGATATTGCAGCAACGTGGGAAAACATGCAGGTTGCTCGCGCTCCGGCTTCTGCTATAACCGGATCTATTAACTGGGAGTATTATTTCCAAAGACCCGGTTTTTTTAAGCAACCTTATAACGGAGAGGCGACACAATCGTATGGATACCCACGCGATCAGCAGGCCGGATCTTTAATGACGCTGCCAAACGCTGCCAACGGCGCTAATGGTTGTGCTCAGTTATATTTCAACTTTAAAGGTACAGGTGGCGCTTATTTCAGGAAATATCTTGCAGCTGAACAAAGATTCGATCGTGGTGGCATTAACGGGTGGAATGAGTTTCTGACCAACAACGGCGACACGGCTAACGCTGCCGGGCAAGCTAACGCAACGGTTAATGATTGGGGTGATATGCGCACAAATACCGTTGGTTTTGGTTATGCAAACGCAACCGGCAACCCAGGCATTACGGGTACCTGCCTTACATTTTCTGCGGCTAACTTCCATTCGTATGCTTTACAGTTCACTGGTAATTACGCTTCTGCATCTCGCTACTTTGCTCGCTCTCAGAACGGCGATAGTGGCGGCGTATGGCAACCCTGGCGAGAATTCACGATGGCCGCTGTTTCAGATGAGCGGCTGAAAGATATTAAAGGGAATTTTAATGTCGAAGCCGGGCTGGACAACATCAGCCGCATGGAGTTTAAGCTGTTCCGCTATAAGTGGGATGAACCTGAACGGTCGGCGCGCCGTGGCGTTATCGCGCAGCAGATTATGCAGATTGACAAGGAATACGTGAAGGATGTTGGCGAAAACATGGTGCTTGACCAGACGCCGATGTTACTTGACGCTCTGGCTGCAATAAAAGCGCTGCGCCAGCGTGATGAGGACAACAAGGCGCGTATTGCTGCGCTTGAAATGGAACAGGCCCGGCTGCAGGTGTCAGTTTCCAGCCTCATTGCTGCGGGAAGCGCCACCAAAGAAGGTTCTGAAAGCGAATCGGTCAGTGGAAAATGATAAGGCATAGTGGCCCGTATGGGTTGCTCTGCTGATAAAAAACATTACCTGCCGTTACGATTAATAGGCCGCTGCGTCTTGATTTCGTTACCTCCTAAAAATACTGTATAAATAAACAGTAATTTTACCGGGAGGTACATAATGAAAATACACCCCCTCGTCTGGCCAGTTACGCCAGTCAATATCCCATTCTATGCAGACCTGATTTCAGCAGGCTTTCCGAGTCCCGCCGCCGATTATATCGACAGCGGCATTGACCTCGTTTCCCACCTTATTGCACATCCTTCATCCACCTATGTCCTGCGGGTTGCTGGCGACTCGATGCGCGACGCTGGCATCCTTGACGGTTCGCTTTTGCTGGTGGACTTCAGTCTGCACGCGAAGCATAACGACATCGTGGTCGCCAATATTGGCGGGGAGTTTACCGTTAAAAGGCTGGTGACGTACCCGGTGGCGCAGCTGCGCGCCGAGAACCCGGCTTACCCGCCTATCGCTGTTTATGACGCCGACGACCTCGACATCGTCGGCGTTGTCATTTGCGTAATAAATACCCTGCACCGCAATGTTCGCGCTGGTTGTTATGAACTCGTTCTACACGAGCTGCGAGACGGCATTTCGTCCCGATCTGGTCGGTCAGCCCATTGTGGCGCTTTCCAATAATGATGGCTGCGTGATAGCGCGCAGCCGCGAAGCCAACGCGCCTGGCATAAAAATGGGCATGCCCTGGTTCCAGCTGCGTGAGATGCAGTTTCCACAGCGGATCATAGCCTTTTCCAGCAACTATGAACTTTATGGCGATATGAGCCAGCGGGTGATGACCACGCTCGAGGAAATGTGCCCGCGCGTTGAGGTATACAGTATCGATGAAGCATTCTGTGACCTGACGGGTGTGCGGAACTGTCGCGACCTGGCTGATTTTGGCCGGGAGATACGCGAGACGGTGCGGCGTAACACCCGGATTCATTGTGGTGTAGGCATCGCCCAGACAAAGACGCTGGCGAAACTTGCAAACCGCGCGGCCAAAGAATGGCCGCAGACGGGCGGGGTGGTGGACCTGTCGAACCAGGCGCGCCAGCGGCGGCTGATGGCGCTGATGCCGGTGGAGGAAGTCTGGGGCGTCGGCCGGCGTATTGCCAGAAAGCTGGAGGCAATGGGCATTAAAAATGCTTTGCAGCTCTGTGATACCGACATCCGCTTTATCCGCAAACACTTCAACGTTGTGCTGGAGCGCACCGTGCGCGAGCTGCGCGGCGAGCCCTGTCTGGAGATCGAAGAGTTTGCCCCGGCGAAACAGGAAATCGTCTGCAGCCGCTCGTTTGGTGAGCGCATCACCGACTATGAAGCGATGCGCCAGGCTATCTGCAGCTATGCAGCGCGCGCGGCGGAAAAGCTCCGCGGCGAGCATCAGTTCTGCCGGTACATTTCGGTGTTTGTGAAAACGTCGCCGTTCTCTGTTGAACCGTATTACGGCAACCACGCCGGGACCAAACTGCTGACGCCCACACAGGACACGCGCGACATTATTGCCGCGGCGACGCGCTGCCTCGATGCGGTCTGGCGCGACGGTCACCGGTACCAGAAGGCGGGCGTTATGCTGGGTGACTTTTTCAGCCAGGGCGTGGCGCAGTTGAATCTGTTTGACGAGAACGCGCCGCGGGCGAACAGCGAGGCGCTGATGTCACTGATGGACAAACTCAACCAGCAGGGCAGGGGAACACTATATTTCGCGGGACAGGGCATCCAGCAGTCGTGGCAGATGAAACGTGAGATGCTGTCGCCGTGCTATACCACAAGGCTCGCTGATGTTCCGACTGTGCGGGCATGGTAAAAAGGATATTGTTCAGGCATTAAATAAAAGATAAGGTCCGCTTTGAGCGAAAAACGGAAATTACTAACATCGCGGTATATTAATTATCGGGAAGCAGGCCAGATAACCTCTTTTTGATGCATAATGTTTTCACTTGGTTACTGACTCAAAGGTCATGGAAGTTAACAACCCCTTGTAAGTAAGAGCATAGACTATCACTTAAGTGAATATGGAATAAAGAAGGTTTATAAATGACGACCCCAAACTCCTCTAGCTATCCCATTCCTGCTGATTGGCAAAATTTTGAGAGACTCTGCATCACTTTGATGAGCGAAATCTATGGTTGCAAGTTTCAGGCCTATGGCCGTAGCGGGCAGCGGCAGAACGGCGTAGATGCGTTTGGCATTCTTGCAAATGGAGATGTAATTGCAGTACAGTGCAAAGGTAGGGATCAAGGTTATGGTAGTAGACTTAAACCAAAGGATATTCATACCGCTGTTAGAGAAACTAACAATTTCAATAATAAAATCGCACACTTCTACATTCTGTCGACCTGCCCAAATGATGTCGTTCTTGAAAATGAAGCCATGCAGATTACACAGTCTAATGTGCTTCAAGGACGCTTTCCGGTAACGTTTTGGGGATGGCAGACACTTGAAAATCAAATTAGGAGGTATGAATCTGTACAGCGGGAACATTTTGGGTATTGGTTCAAGCGTCCATCCACTCTACAGTGGGCAATGCGAATTGCTATTGGATGTCTGATAATCATTGGCAGTATTTATGCAGTTCATCAGTACCTGACTTATCAGAATGCTCAGGTTGATCTCAGAGAGAGCACGGATAAAGACATCTCTCAGTTTTTAACGCTGACGAACAAACTGGCTCATGCATACAGCACATGTCTGAAGGCCCTTGATGAAAAACCATTTTTATCATCATGGGAACTGGATGCATTCTGTGCAAAACCTGTGTCAATATCGCTGGGGGAAATTGAATCTCAGGTGAAAGAAACCGGGTTAAATATAGACGCGCGTGCTTTTGATAATCTGTCCGCTATTTTAAAGATATTACGTGAAGATTATAGGCAAGTGCTAATTGCGTCTGACAGAACCCGTTTCTTTGAGAAAAATGTGCTACATGATATGAAGGCTCTTTGTCCGCCCTTCAAGGATAAGGGGATGATGGATCGTATGTTCATAGAGTTAAGAGAACCTGCAGAATCTGCACAAATAAGCCAGCTTAAGTTTTATTTTCTTCTGAGAGATTTCATAATGCCAAGTTTAAATGCGGTAAAGGCACAGGTTATTGTCTCTACCAGGCAGATAAATAACCAGCAGATACCACAAACCCTTATGAAAGAAGCACAAGAACTGAACCAACTTATAAGCGAGCGAAATAATTATAATATCAAACCACCACAGGTCCCATTTAGTCTAGCAGTAGTTAAGTCAATGAGCTCGCGGGCAATAACGATGACTGGAGAGATGCCAGATCAGGTAGAGGAAGCTCGTTGGGCCAATTTGATGTTTGAAAGTCTGACTTTTGCAATGGAGGGAAATCCAAAGGAGGTTGATGAATTGGTTCAGTGCGGTTTATATAAACCAGAAACACCTGATATTATCAAAAAAAGGAATCAAGAGAAAATACTAAAATCACAAACACAATAATTGAAGTGGGAAATGAAAAACGTAATTTATTTTTTTTGGTTATGTATTGCAAACAAAACCCCACAAAGACTTAACATGTCTGGATGAAAAATATATATCTAAAGAAGGAAATTGGTGTGGTTGCCGCATAACACTGGTTCAACATCAATATATATAGGGGGATTCTGTACTCAAATTTCTGCAGAATGAAGCTACATTTTGGTCAATCATTTGTGGAGTGGTAGATTTTTTTAAATCAAATACAATTGTATGACATTTTCTTTTGGCTGAAGCTCAGTTCAGGAGCAAGTTTGGAGACTAGCGCAAATAATGTCATCAATTGACTAGAGACCCGATTATAAGAGCATAACTTGCCATATGATAGGATTTAGTCCCGAAAGGCGCGACAAAGGCGATAATTGCCTCGCGCCGACTTTGTTTCAGGCAGTATTTCAGATTACCAGCGTGCGAACGTCATGTTCAGACATCAAGTTATTCGTAGGCTCTGTAAAACTGTCGGATTCAGAAAATACAATGATTTCATGAACTGGTTTAAGGCTTGCTTTTGCGGGACAGGGTATCCAGCAGTCGTGCAGATGAAGCGCGAGATTCTGTCGCCGTAATACACGACGCGACTTGCGGATGTGCCGGTTGTGCGAGCGTCTTAGGGAAGAGTCTGGATAAAAGAACAAGAGCACATGCGGGATACCCCACAATGCGTACTACCCGATAGCGATAGTTGATCAGGCAATCGTTATGTACCAGCAGAATCTGAAAGCTCGGCGCAGCTGAAAAACTACATATTAAAGACACAAAAAAGCCCGCATAAGCGGGCTTTCTCATCACTTGGAGCCGCGGCTCCTTTGCGTATCCTTTTTTGTCCCTTCTGCGTCTGGTCGCTGTCCGGGTAAAGTGGCTAACTTGCTGTTTTTAAAACGTCTGTCCTGCCACTGTCCATGTATATTTGGTGGAGCTGGCGGGAGTTGAACCCGCGTCCGAAATTCCTACATCCTCGGTACTACATGCTTAGTCCAGTCTTTACATTCGCCTGGCAGCTGCGGACGGACACGCCACTACCAGACTAGCCTGATTAGTTTTAACGCTTCAACCCCAGGCAGGGCATCCACGCGATCTCTTTTGGGTTTGACCTCTCTTGATCCCCGTCCTAAGAGCGGAGGCTAGGGAGAGAGGGCTCTAAGCAGGTTATTAAGCTGCTAAAGCGTAGTTTTCGTCGTTTGCGACTATTTTTTTGCGGCTTTTTACGAGGCCAACCGCCCCTCGGCATGCACCTTGGGTTTCGCGAATCCCGTCGAATCCAGAATCAGCCCCAAAAGTGTAACGCTAAGTATAACAGAGTTTACCCGTGCGTGACCAGTCCATATCGTTTCGCCTGCTGACTGCTGCATTTTTGGCCTTATCGCTGAGTTCTTCGGTAGTTGGAAAAAGCGAGAGGTCGCTACACAAAGAGTCGTTATGTATAAGCGCATCATGTTAAATACCCCCCTGGATTTCCAGGCAAATAAAGAAAATAGAAAACACGATATATTTTTACGTTTATTTAAGAACGGAATGATTAATTCATTTTGGATGATTTTATTTTGCACTAATAACGGGTGTGGACTTTTTTTAAAATTCCAATACTTAGCAATTAATTAAGCGAGGTAGACCACATTTTTTATTCTGCAAGCCCTCTTTTTTTTATCATTTCTTTGCCAAACCGCACCGCGTTGCTTATACATTTTGATAAGGTTTTGTACACATAAACCGCTTCGTTTTGCGTTAAGTCGCTGTTTTTAGTGTTTTTTAAAGGTATTTCATAACGTTTCTGTAAATTAACCCTCCCCGCTGCCGCCCTGTCTGGTAAGGGGTAACCCATAAGTGTCCATTAATGAACACTTGTGCAGGGCTGTGTGCTTCCCCAGTCAGAGGAAATGAAGAATGGCCGTTCAAAATAGTCTTTCGCCTACCGTAGATATACTTAATCAGGATACGGGAAAAGTGATAACCCATTATTCAGAGAACGCAGATCGGGTGGTCAATTTATCCCAGACCAGCATTGTGCGAATAAATGCCTCTCCTGAAACGGTTAATTTTTATGAGCGGCAAGGAAATGACCTGATTGTCCATATGAAAGACGGGACAACGGTACGCTACCAGAACTTTTTCCATCTCGACGCGGAAGGTCAGCACAGCGAACTGATTTTTGAGGATGACAAAGGCGTACACCACGCGTTGTTCCCGTTCGCCTCTGAAGCGGGTCCGGCGGTTGCAGAAGCGATTACACCCACAATGGCTGATACGACGCTTGGCGCGCTCACCGGCGCTGAGGGGCTGACCACGCTGCAGGCGCTGGGCGGCATTGCGGCGATTGGCGGTATCGCCGGTGTGGCGATCGCCGCCAGCAACAGCGGCGG